TTCTAGGTTACCTACGTTCTTCCATGCTGAAGTAACGGTGTCCCAAATAATTAAGTTACCGTTTTCAAGTAACCAAGCTTCTCCAGCTACACCTGTTGGTCGTGCAGCTTGTAGTGCAGAAAGCGTTGGGTACTCTCCAAGAAGATTTAATCCTTGACCAGGAGTACCAGTAGGACCAGTAGCACCAGCTAAACCAGATACACCTTGAGCACCAGTAGCACCAGTAGGGCCTGCGTTTCCTTGGTTACCTTGAGGACCAGTTGCGCCTGTACGACCTGTTGGTCCTGTCGCTCCAGTTGCACCTGCAGGAATATTTAAAGTATCAAATACCCAAGCGTTACTACTACGACGATATAAACGTAATTGTGTTGCGTTTCCAGTAACGCGAACAAAAGCCCAGTTAGTTGGAACTGGACTTGGGTTGGCAGCTTGAAGGTCAGCTAATGTGTCATAAAGACCTAAGTAGCGAGAGTAATCTCCTTGAGGACCTGTAGGGCCAGTCGGACCAGTAGGACCAGTTGGACCATTTAGAGGACCTGTAGGGCCTGTAGGTGTGGGGTACCAGTTACCGTTATCTGGCGGAACTATAATAATGTCTGGCATATCACTCCACCGTTGTCACTTGCTGGGTCACGAATGTCTGTCCTCTTAGGAAGGTTCTTTGGAAGGTGTTATCCACAGATGATGTGGCTTGTAAGTCCCAAAAACCTCTGACTGGTAGATAGCGTGTGTCCTGTTGTGGTAGCGAGATTCTGATACGTCCAGTCTGAACGTCCACAATTGTAACATTGAAGGCTACCCACCGAGTAGGTGAATTTGGGTAAGTTCTAATTTCTGCAGAAAACTCTAGGTTGGTAACAGGAGCGCCTAGGATAAAGTCCTGTGAATAACTATCTCCCTGATTCATAACGAGGTCCTGAACTTGGATAGTAGACGGGAAGGTCTGTCTACCAATCATGTCATTCTGTATATACACGCGCTCTGGCTTACGGCCATCGTCAAACTCTTGTGGCATATAGATAGGAACAAGCTTATTAGTACGCTTAGAGGCACGACGCAGGTTACCTACCTGAATACGCCATAGTCCTATATTTAACTGGGCACATAGAGAGCGATATTGCTCTTGACGTTGAGCAATCATGCCTGTCAACTGAGCATAACGTTCGCTTCGTGGGATTACTACGCCGTCTGGGGCGGTGATATTAATATCAAATGCTGCATCTGTAGCTAGAACCCAAAGGGCTTCAATGGTAGCTAGGATAGCGATTGGGTACTCTTCTACCGCAGGCAGGGTTGCCATAGTAACTCGGCTACCGTATGCGTCTGTTCTTTCATAGGTATGCTGCTCAATAGCTGTATTAATAAAACGAGTAATATCTGCATCAGAGAAGTAGCGGTATGCAGTTCCATTAACAGTCAGGACTTCGTTTACTGCAATTGGGTTTAAAAATCTAATAATCCCTGTATCAACCTCTAGCTTGTAGCCAGTAGGGGCAGGGACAAAGTTTCTAGAAACTCTTACTAAAAGAGTAAATGGGTCTACAGGCTTATTATTTAAGTAGTAGGCGGTAGTAGTTCCATCACTTGTTGCAGTGAATTGGAATTCTTTTGGCTGGTCACCCAACTCCAAGCGAGTCCTAGAAATCAGGTCTGACAACAGGGCCACTAACTACTCCTAACGATAGTAACGAAAAAGCGGGCAAACCTAAGTGTGCCCGCTGATTCGCCCATTAAATGCTAGATAACTCCAGCGAGGTAACCCTTTTCCTGTAGGTGTTGGGCTACGTGCTTGGACACTTTGTACTTCTGTCCAGCCTTAAAGCTATAGAAGTTTCCTACTCCTAGAGTCATGTTCTCGATGTCTTCTACGACACGGATTACAACTGAGTCTTCTTCTTTATTAGCGACTACAGTTACAGAATCCTCAATCACAGTTGCTCTATTTGGAATAGTAGCGTCTACAACTTCTTCAAGTTTATATTGGGCTTCAGCGGATGCCATAGACATTGACTGGGCACGTTCCTGCATGATTTCTGCGTTTTCAGCAATCTGCTTCTCGCGTGCGCGACCTGTAACGTCTGATGGTTTTACTTGTCTTGCCATGTGTATTCTCCTAATTAGTATCTGTTGAGTGGGCAGTTTTTAGACGTACCCAGGTCTGTGGATTAGTTGGTTTCTGCAATAACAACAGACTGGTCAGTAATAAGACCAAGACCGAAGATTGAGTACCAAGCAAGTGCGTGCTCACGACCGAAGTCAAGAATACCACCGTCACGAAGTTCAACTGGTAGAGAGATTGCGTGTCCGAATGCGTTATCTCCAATGAAGATAGCGTCATAGCGGTCTGAACCACCATTACCTGTGAACTGTGCTGGAGTGATGTAACCTCCACCAGGTGTAACAGTTGGGTTAGCAACTGCTGAGTCAGCGGTGTAAGAAGTTCCTGCACCACCAGCTACCTTACGTACCTGTGTTGTTTCGATGAATACGCAGTCGTACAAACGACCAACTTCACCGAGCATGAAGTTACCAGGAGCAGCGTACTTAGTTACTTCGATAAACTCTGGGTTATCACGAAGCTGACGGCTCTGGTGTGGGTGGATAAACGCAACATAGGTCTCACCAAGGCGAGGAATGTTCTTTGTTGCTAGGGTCTCAACAACATCCTTAACAGTATGTGGTGTTAGGAGGAAGTTACCTGTCATGCTTGCACGGTTTGTACCCTTTGTGCCATATGCATACCAGTTGTTTACTGCTGAGAGGTTAGAGCGGTCTTCACCGTAGATGGTTGAAGTCGCTGCGTAAAGTGTGTCGCGTGATAGCTGGTCTAGGTAGATAGCCATGTTACGACCAAGAAGACGTGAAGCAGATGCCATTACGTCATCGAATGATGCGTTAAGAAGAAGCTCAGATACAGCAAGAGCATAACCATGCTCTGTTACTGTGATTGAGAACTGCTGTGCTGTAAGCGCATTTGTCTGCATACGAACACCTTCGACAAGTGCGTTAGCAAAGCCGAGGTTGTTGTAACGCATGAAGTTAATCTGTAGACCAGGTGCAACACCAAGTTCAGTCTTCTTGACTGCGAACTGCTCGAAGCGAAGGATAGGCATAGCCTGGAAAAGGATTTCCTTTGACCAGATTGTCTGAATCGCTTGAGTCAACTGTGTGTTTGTACCTGAGTACGCTGTTGGGGCTGCGGCTAAATTGCCAGTACCCGTAATACCAGATGCCATTTTAGTTGTTTACTCCTTGTAGGTTGGATTTGGGATTGTGGGATTTACCCGAACAAGCCGCGAGACTTACCGCGAGCAGTAGCGCTCATGATACGTTCTCTGTATTTTGCATAATCATTCATCGACATTGACTGAATATCTTCAGCCGTTAACGCACGTTGCTCCGAATTGTCGTCCATTGGTCCGAGCGGGGGCGTGGTTACCCTTGTCCCCGTCATTTCTTTGCGGGCATTTTGCATTGCAAACTGCGCCGATTCAAGAATCTTGTTTGAACGTTCTTTCAAACCCTCAATACTTGCTTCTACTTCTTCGCGGGTATTGCCGCTAATTAGGTCTACAAGTTCTGGGATAATGTTTTCGCGTTCTGCTTCTACACGTTGTGAACGGTAGTTCTGCAGGTCAGCAAAAGTTCTTTCGCGTTCCAGAAGAGCGAAGGCACGTTCACGTTCTTGACGCTCACGCTCCAACTGCTCCTGCCACTCTGCTTCCTTAGTCTTAAGTAAAGAGCGAACATCCATGTCATTCTCAAGAGCTTCCTGCTGTTGCTTAGCCTTAGCTTCTGCTTCTGCAGCACGTGCAGCAAGTTCTGCTTCACGCTCTTTCTTAATGCCATCTAGTTCTTCCTTCAGCTTATCAATCTGAGGGTAGAGTTTTTCTTTCTCCTGGCTACGAACTTTAACCAGGTCTTCTTCCGTATAAAATTTGGAAGTCGCCTTAGTAGTAGGTGCGTCAGCGACAACAGAGTTGCCTGACGACTCAGCTACGACTGGAACGGTTCCTGCTTCAGCTGCAAAAGCCTCTGCATTTAGTCCTGCTGTTTCCATACAAGATTCCTTTTTCTCCTAGGGGTCGTTTTCCGAATGCCATTACTGGCGTAACACATATGACCAAACGTTGTATCTATTGTCTTTGTTAATACAAAAAATGTCAGGGTAAACCTTTATTTTTCGTACTCTTCTGGTACGCGCCTCTGTGGGAGGACCGTGCCATAAGCTTCTGTTACCAGTTTATTACGTAGGTCTGCTTCGCCCATATCGGCGGCCATCAGAGCCTCGTCTATCGTTCCTGGTAGTAGTGCTGGAGCACCTGCCATTGCACCCTCTGTTAGAGGTGCGCCTGGCTTGCCTCCAGTTTCTGGGTTAGGCATAGTGCCTGTAAGTTCAGCAATTTCTTGTTCAATCTGGGTCTGGAGAAGCTTAAGGGCTCCATCAGCCACAGCGTCATCCATAAGTTCCTGACGAATTTCATTAAGCTTATCGCTTGGGAAGGACTCACCAAGTGAGCGGAGTGCCCCCTCCTTAGACTCAAGGCCTAGGGACAACATAGATTGAACTTCGTTAAGCGCAATCAACTTATCTAATGGCAAAGGTTGAGGGAAGTGAACGTAGGTTTGATAAGTAAGTGGGTCGTTAGGGTCTAAACGGTCTACCTGACCTGTCTTAAGTTTCACGTTACGTGTTGGGTCCCAGATAAGCATCTCTGGCTCCTTGACCGCAAGGCTACGGATAATAAGCTGATTAATCAGCTCTAGACCACGTGCGTACTGAATAATCTTCTGGTGGTAGCGGTTCATCAAAGGTTGGAACATGATGGATAGCGCAACACCTGACGTGTTAGAAATAGGCTGTGCCTGACCAAGTGCGGTCTCAGGAACACCAACCATCTCATGCATAGACTTCTTGAGCATTGCTAGGAAGTCCATAGCGCCCTTTAGTCCTTGTGAGCCGCCTTCTAGGTTCTCTACCTTCGCGTCTTTTGGTAGACCGCCCCAGACTTTGTTAGCGCCCTTTTCCAATTGTGAAGCTTTGGCACCAATGATGACTGTGACGGGAGCAGCGTGATAATTAACGATGTCAGCGATGTCAGTAGCAGTCTCGTTATAAGTACGATTAATATTAATGATATCAAAACAGTCAGCAAGGCCCCAAGGGCTACCGCTAATACGAATATTTGGAATATGAATAACGGGAATAGTACCAAGCGGGTTAGGGCGCGAATCAATAAGTTCATCATTGATGTATTCCTCAATACTGTCGTCTGTAAGAATTTCAGTGTACGTAAACACCTGACGTGTACCTTCTAGTGATGTTCCCCAGAAACGGTACTTTAACTTAAAACGGATAAGGCGCTCGCGGTCATGCGGGTGGAACTCTGGAAACGCAAACGATGCGTTAAGTGGAAGGATGCGAACACGTCCTGGGTGCTTCATACCTGAAGAGTCTTCCCAAGGTTCTTCGTAAGCAACCTTTACAAAGCAGTCACCAGATACTGTTCCCTGTTGACCCATTTCCCATAGGACTGTTGCTTTGTTGTTATCTACTTCCCAAACACGTTCTAGTAGGTCTGGGATGATTGCTTCAGTCTCACGTGGGCTACGGAAATCAACACCCTTACCAAAAGCAAAGTTAATAATAAAATCTGAGAAAGCACGGTAGTAATTAAGTACTAACTGGCTATCGCCAATCTGACGGCGGTATGAATAATGGTGACCAAGATACATCGCCCAGTTAAGTGAATAACGATTTAGGCGTGGGCCATGGACTTCAAACTCTTCATCCGCCAACTCGACCAAGCCGAGTGGAGAAATGGAGATGGTTAAGTCGCTAGATGCCGCCCTATACGATGGGGGCGAAAAGTCAATGCCGCTCATTTCACCTTCTCTAAACTAGAGTTAAAGGGTACCACTAAATCTATATTAGTGAAACCGCTCGCCATGGATAAGCTTCTTACCTACTGGCTTGGTAACCTTTTTCTTTTGTTCTTCTTCTTTTTTCTTTTGCGCCTCGGCAACATAGTCTCGAAGGCGTGGGTCTACGTCGCGCTTAGAGTTAACATACTGACCACCCATTGCGTTGTACCTGGAGTGAATCCAGTGCCCACGAGCAGGTGAGTTCTTGGAGAACTTACTATTTGCTTGAGCAGTAATCATGTTCCAAAGTTTAGGATTAGCGGGTTCCCGCTCTTCCGTTTCCTTTGCTTCTTTTCCTCTAATCAGTGCCATCGCTAATCCTTATAAAATGGGAAGCCCACCCCCGCAGCTGTTCGAATGTGCTGAACGGGGGTGGGAAACCTAACTAGTCGTTTACTACAGCTGGGTTGCCAGACTTCTGTGGACCGCCGCTACGATTAACTTCTTCGAAACGATTGTCGCCATGGTCAGCAAACGCACCAGATGAAAAGTCGTTAAGACTTGCTGGTGCTGAAACCCATGCAGCAGAACCTACGTGAGCACGCTCACGCATTGTTTCTTCTGCAGTCTTTGTGTGAACAGCCTTATTACGATTTGGACGACCTGCAGCTGGTTCGTATCCCTGCATAGCACCAGTGGTGAACTGTGTTGGGATGTCTGTGTCTGTTGCAAGACCTTCTTCAAAGCGTAGTGGGCCACGCTGTCCTGGTGCAGCAGGTGACATCTTACGGTCGTAAGTGGTACCTGGATTCTCAGGGAACTTAGGTGTTGGGGCAATTGCCATTTTTTATACTCCTTATTAAAGGGTTGAGGACCTCGTGTAAAAGTGTCCTACTTATTGG